TCTATACCTACTGGAACACGACCTGCACCAAATGCTACCCATGTACCAAAACCTAATAATGTGCCAGGGTTAGCACTATTAGTTGCGTTTATATAAATTGAACCAACAGGATATACGTCTGACATCGTAACTAGCCCAGTAGCTCCTGATAGTGTTCCTGTGATTGTTAAGTTTCTGATGCCTGTTACATCTTTGTTTGAATCAACTGTAATAGCTTTTGATGCTTCAACTGTTCCTAATGTTTCAATATCTACATAGTTAAGTTCTGCTGTAGTAGCAGTAATACCATCTAGTAAATTTAATTCTGTGTGTGTAGAAGTTACTGCTCCTGTTAAGTTAGGAAAAGTAGCTTTTACTGTAGATTTAATAAGTCTTATGTGGTCATCGCCCTGAGCAACAGAATCAGTTGCACCTGGGTTTGAGCTGTTAAGACTATCTATATATGTTCCTGTTTCTAATCCCATATTATGTCCTCTTTATAAATAAGTGTTCTATAAACCATGCAGGAGGGTCTACTTCCCACCATTTATGTCCATGTCTGTAATCTTTTGATATTGTATGATGATAATTATGCCAACCCTCACCCCAAGATAATAGACTAGCTAATATACTATTGTAAGACTTATCATCACCTCTTGGCTCTATTACTTGATACCCACCAAACTTTTTAGAGTGTGGTATGACTGCAAATGCACCAGCTGCTTGATAAGCACATGCTGCTGGAAAACTAAATGCAAATATACCCAACATTGGATTTATCAAATACAATACTAATGCATATCCTAATAACATCTTCCAATAATTGCGTGTAATAAACATATAATCTTTGTCTTGCAATATATCTTTAACCATAGTTTTAGGCACGGTTATAGGGTCATACAAGGTAAGCCATGCTCTAACATAACCAATATTATGAGGAGCTTCATTATCTTTATCACCACCACTGTGCCTATGGTGATATCTGTGCATAGCTGTCCATGATAAAGGACTACCAAATGCACATGGTATTGATAAATACTTTAATAGTTTTGTTTTAAATGGTGTAGTTTCAAATGACCTATGAGATACAAATCTGTGCATTGAAATATTTACACTAAATATCATTACAAAAAACCACGCAATAACTCCATAAAGAATATACTCAGGAAACATTATTGAACCTGTAATAGCTATTATGGTATTAAATAACGCTAATAACTGTATCTTTCTTGCTTCTTTCATTAGTCCATCCTAACAAAGTTATAATAGAAACCCAAATATCAAACTTGTAATATCTTAATTGTGGTTTGATATGATGGTTCTTGTGGTGTGTTTCATTAAATATTAAAGGGTAAAGTATAGGTCTATTTTTAATTCCATCTTCTTGATGGCACATTACATTAATACCATAGTTGGTAATAGCATTGGTCATGGCACTAGGCAGTAACCACAGATATAAGTACATCTCTAAACCTAGTAACGACAACAATATCAAGTTAATAGATAAAGCATAAAGTCCTATATGTTTAGTTACATGAGCTACAAACTTATTTCTAAATAAATCTATACATCTTTTAGGTTCAGCATAATGGTAATAACTCATAAATATCATATAAGGTACTGAGCAATATCTAGGACTGTGTGGGTCTTTAGGTGTATCTGCATAGTGATGATGAGTTCTATGCCAAGCACTCCATGTTATTGGTGTGCCTGTAAGACTACCTACAGAAAATATTGTTAATATGTTTTGTAACCAGACTGGTGGATTCCACAATTTGTGTGCTGCATATCTATGTAAAAATAATCCATGAACACAATCACCTAAAAACCAAAACATAATGTATGATATTAATAATTGTTCCCATGTTAAAAAATACAAGCAATAAGGAACACTTGCTAAGAAAAACCAATAAAGACCTGTTAATACTCCCATGTCATTCTTTTCATATTATCGTCTAACTCTTCTGTAGTAAGCGTACCTAAAAACACTTCAGCATTTGTTCCAGCAGTAAAGTAAGTATCAATTCTAGAATCTTTAATACACTCTAATGCAAATTTAGTGCCACCCAATGATTGAATCCATGATTTGTTTGCTTCATGAAATTCTGATGACCATGTCCATGCTTTACTATTGTTTATTTTACCTACTAAAACATTCATCCATGTATAAGTATTCTCTTTATACATTCCTTGCACATACATACAAACAACTTCATCTTTAGCAACAATAACATTTTTTATGTTGTCATAACCTTGTCCATTCATAAGTTGAATTATTGTATTTTTCTTTTCTGTAGCTGTAGCGTCACTATTAAATACTACTGTGCCACCCTCTAAATCGGATAGACTATCTGCATACAAAGAATCGAATGTAGAATCTATTGTAAATGTTCCTGTTTCTGTAAATGTATAACTCATTGTATAAACTCTACTAACATGCTAGACCTACCAACCCAATAGTTGGTAAAACTTTGACTACCATGGTCATACTGATACAAGTCAGTAGAAAGAGGTGTAGGTATGCTGGTTATAGTATATGTTCCACCATTATTATTTGTAAATCTAACTTTTGAAAAATTTGAAGGAGTTGCTCCACCTGAAAATCTCCATCTTGTTTGGTCATTTTGAAGCACGTCGTCATCTCTAAAATAAACACATGCTATTCCACTTGCAATTCCAGAGGCACTGGTTATACTACCCTGAGAATTACCTCCATTAGCATTTTGAGAATCATTATTTGAATATCCATCATGATGTAAACCTGTTTTAAGACTTCTTCTTACTATATTATTAACTGTTACTTGCCCTACTATTACTTCATTAGCAGTACCATAAAAGTCTGCAGCTAGTTTTATTTGACCTGATGTAGGGATGCTTCCTGTTCCAGATGCAACGTTACTACCACCAGCATAATATTCAGACATTGAATGGGGTGCAGAGCCACCAAATTCAGCAGCTATTTGACTTAAAGATATTTGACCACTACTTTGTAAAGCCATTCTTTAACTCCTTAATTTGTTCTTTGAGTTCCTTAATACAGTTAATTAATAAACCATGTATAGCATCATACTCTACTGTTTTATATTTTTTACCATCTACAAGTTTTAGTTCTTTTTCTCTAACCGCCTCAGGTAAAACTTTTTCTAATTCTTGTGCAATAATACCAGCAGATTTTTGTCCGTTGTGTCTTGTAAACGTAACACCTCTGACTTCATCAATTTTATCTAGTGCATTAGGTATCATTTGTATATCTGTTTTAAGTGCAACATCAGAAACTGTAGTTGAAAAAGCAATGACATCTCCATCTACATGTAAGTCGCCATCAGATTCTAGTCTCATTTCTTCGCCATTATTAACATTGAATCTAAAAGCATTAAGACTATGGTCATAATGTAATACACCTATGTTTTCATCACCAGTATCACCAAAGAATATTTGTGAGCTATCAGAAGTAGTAGGGCATAAAATTTGTAATGTTGCGTCACCACTAGCACTTGTTACAACCAAATCGTGTGCTGGACTTGCAGTTCCTATACCTACTCTGTTGTTTGTAGAATCAATTTTAAGTGTATCGGTATCAACAGTAAAATCACCACTTACTGTGTTAGTTATATATCCTGAATCATTAGTAAACATACTAATATTTCCAGATTTGTTGGTTAGAGTATCAGTTGAACTTGCAGTTATGTAAGCTCCTAAATCACTAATCTGAGATTCTGTAATACTTAATGCTGCTTGATGTTGTGTAACTGATGATTGTGTTATGTTTGCATCAGGTACATTTGCCCAAGTAACTGCTGATGATAAATCGTTTGTTTCTGTAAATGATGTTAAATATCCTGAGTCGTTTGTCCATTGACTAATATTCCCAGACTTGTTTGTTAGTGTGTCTGTAGAAGATGCTGTAAATGTAATATCAGATGTAAGAGCAATAGTTCCTGTACCACCAGGAACTGTGTGAGTGTTTAGTGTGCCTAAGTTGGTAATGTTATTTGTTTGGCAATCTAAGTCTCCACCAAGTTGTGGTGTAACATCACCTACTATATCTGTAAGTCCTGCTGTAATACTAGCCCAAGATGTACCATTGTAATATTTAAGAGCATTGTCTGTGCTGTTATATGCTAAGTCTCCCTCATCTAAACTTGTTGTTGGGTCAGAAGAGCCAACTCTATATCTGTTTGCAAAGTTATTTACATCGGTAACATTAGTAGCAACAGTTGTTACATTAGCTGCAACACCTGCGACTGTAGTAACATTCGATGAAATTCCTGCAACAGTTGCAACATCTGACGAAACTCCTGCAACAGAAGCAATGTTTCCAACAACTCCTGATGCCCCTAAAGTTGCCATGTTTGTTACATTGTCACTCGTAGCTAATATATTTAAGTCAGTTACAATGTCAGCAGTTGCTAAAGTATTTAAGTCAGCAACAATATCTGAGGTGGCTAATGTATTTAAATCGGCTGCAAAATCAGATGTGATTAATGATGCTACACCTGCAACAGATGTAACGTTAGATGATATTCCTGCGACTACATTTACATTACTGTTGTTTGTTGCAACAGTTGTTACATCCGATGCTATACCTGCGACAGTTGTAACATTAGATGATACTCCTGAAACTGTATTAACATTGGTTATGTTATCGCCAACTGTTTTAACATTGTCGATGTTATTTGCAACTGTTCTAATTTCTGATGATGTAGCTGCTGAATCAACCCCTGCTACTACTTGCCATGTTGTACTCATTAATATGCTCCGTAATCTATTCTTGTTGTTAGTGCTACACCTGAGTGTCTGTCTTTTGCGTTAGATTCTATAATATCTTTTTTGGCTCTATCATAAAAACTAGCCCATGTTTGAATTCGTTTGTCATTTTGCAGATAAGGTTCTGCTTCAACTAATGCACCATATAAATAAACATCGGGATGATTAGCTAATATTTCATTTGATTGGTTAGAATCAGATAAAGGTTGTGCATACTTATGATACAGTAACTCTATTTGATAAACTCCATCAGGGGTTGGTCTTAACTGCAAATCATTCCCTATTATGCTAAATGCTTTAGGTTTTCCTTTAATACTTCCTGCATACACTCTGTCCATTTGTTCAGGTGTTAAATATTCTAAAGATGTCTTAGGGTCTGTATTAAGTTGTATATTTCTTAAAGCAATATAGTTATCAGGAAGATTATAATATTCTTGGTCAGCTACTGTATTTGTTGTAACTCTTGTTTCTAATGACCTTATCTTAAAGTCTCTCCTATGCCTAACTTCTGTTAGTGCTATAAAATCAGAAATTTGGTCAGTTAAATCTGTTCTATCTAGCCAGTCTGCTATAGCAGATTTTAATGATGTATAACTTGATATTGCCATTATATGCGCCTATTAGTTGTCTTTAGATACCTGTAATCAGGACTGTTTAATAATTTCTTTACTGCTTGTGCATGGTCTTTTTTATATACATCAACCCCAAATAGTCTTTTCCATTCATAAACTACAGTCATAGGGATACGAGCAGAGAGTCTAAACTCGTCTCGTATACTATGGTCTTCATTTTGTAGTTTTTTATTTTGGTCTAAAAGGGGTTGTATATTTTCGATGTGTTCTATAGCAAACTCACCAGTAGGTTCATGGTAATGAAATGTTTGACCATTGCCTATCTTTCTTCTCATTCGCTTAACTCATCTATATAAATGTTACCTGTTCCACTTGCAAGTATTGCAGCTACTTTCATACCACCATCAATCTTAAATA